AACAACTAAAATCACAGAATTAGTTATAGACGAAGAAAACGAAGCTTTAGCAATTGACGCAATTAGTTTAGTAACGTCACCAGCTATAGAAGTAGACTTTGTATTTTTTGGTAAAGAAAAGAACAACTTAACCTTTGCTAAAGTAGACGAAGAAAAAAGAGAACTTATAGCACCAGCGTTAATACCTAATAAACAGATCTACAGATACGACGCAAATACAGACAGCGACTATTACGTATACTTTTCAAAAGATACTGTAAAGAAGGCAGCTTATAGTTACTTAAAACACAATAACCACCATAAAGCAACATACCAACACGAACAAAGAGTAGCAGGAGTATTAACTGTAGAAAGTTGGATAAAAGAAGGTGATAGTGATAAGTCTAAACTTTACGGTTTTGATTTAAGCAACGGTACTTGGTTTGTTAAAATGAAAATAGAGAATGACGACCTCTGGCAAAAGATACGTGAGGGTGAACTAAAGGGGTTATCAATTGAAGGCTACTTCGTAAATCGGTTAGAACAAATGTCTAAGACATATACAGACGAAGACATAAGAAAAGCTTACGCAGAATTGAAAGAAGAAGGTAAAATCAAATAGAACTTAAACAATTATATTATATAGTATAAAACAAAATTAAAATGGAATTAAAAAATCAAATCTTAAAAGCTTTAGGTCTTAACAAAGACGAAGCAACTAACTTAGAATTTCAAGCTAAACTTATTGACGGTACTATTATTGTAAGTTCTGCTGAAGAACTAGCAGCGGGTGTAGATATTGCTATACTAGCTGAAGACGGTACGACTATGGCGTTACCTGTAGGACAATACGAAACAGAAGACGGTGTAGGTTTTTCTGTAGAAGAAGAAGGAGTAGTAGCAGAAATTTACGAAACTGAAACTGAAGAAGAAGAAGAAGTAGCACCAGAAGAAGAAGTAGAAGCTTCAGAAGAAGTGATCGAAGAAGTAGTAGAAGAAGTAGTAGAACCTTCGGAAGTAAACGAAAGGTTACCTAAGAAAATCAAAACAACTGAAGAAGTAGAATTTAATAAAGAAGAAGTTATCGAAGAAATCGGTGCTGTTATTAAAGAATTACTTACTGAAGTTAGAAACGATGTTAGTAGATTGTCTTCAGAATTAGAAGAAATGAAAAACACTAACGAAACATTAGAAGTTGAAAAAGAAACTTTATCTGCACAATTAGAAGAACTTTCTAAAGAACCAGCTTCTGAACCTGTAACTACAAACAAGTTTTCTGAAAAGAAAGAAGTAACACCTGTAGAATACAGAAATATGACTAGACAAGAGAAATATTGGTATAACATAAATAATAACTAAAAAAAAATAAAACGATGGCATTAACAATTACATCAAGCTCGTACGCAGGTAAACACGCAGGTGCTTACGTAAACGCAGCTTTAAAAACAGCAGCTTCTCTAGACTATATGACGGTTAGAGAAAATGTATCCTACAAAGAGGTTTTAAACAAAGTGGCAGGTGCTAACTTAGTAAAAGACGCTTCTTGTGACTTTACAGAAAATTCTGCAACACTTACTTTAACTGAAAGTGTACTTTTCGTAGAACCTTTTCAAATTAACATAGACGTTTGTAAAACAACTATGATTTCTGATTGGGCTTACGAACAACAAGACGACTTCGTAGCTTACTCTATGGGTTACTTATCAGATAGTATTGCTGATAGTGTAGAACACTCTATATGGCAAGGTACAACAGGTACTTCTGGACAATTCGACAAATTAGCAACAGGTTCTATGACTGCTTCTTCTGCTTCTGCAGCTTATACAGCAGCAAACATTGTAGCTAACTTACAAACTTTAGCAGCTGATATACCAGCAAATGTTTACGGAGCTGAAGACTTACATATTTATATGAATAAAAAGACTTACAGATTTTACATTTCTGCAATTTCTGCTTTAGCGGCTTTCCCTTTCAATCATATGGGGCAATACACACCAGAATTTGAAGGTATTAAAATTGCAGTTTGTCCAGGTATCGCAGACAACGTAATGTATGCAGGTACTAAGTCTAACGCTTTCTTCGGAACTTCTTTAAACTCTGACTTAACAGCAGTAAAAGTTTTAGATATGGAGAACTTAGACGGTTCGAACAACGTAAGAATGGTAGCTAAGTGGACTGCAGGAGTACAAGTTGGTGTAGCTTCAGACTTTACTTACCAATCATAATTATTAACCTTTAAAACCTAAAAACAAATGGCTTGTAATTTAACAAAAGGACGTAACATAACTTGTAGAGATGGTATCGGTGGTATTAAAGCTATCTATATAGCGCAACACGATGAATTAACGTCTTACACTGCAGCAAGTGGTGAAGTAACAGACTTTGATTTGGGTGGTAGTGACGACTTATATAAGTACACACTTAAAAGAGGTACAGGAGGTGTAACAGAAACTATTAACGCATCTAGCGAAAATGGTACGTGCTATTTCACTCATTCTGTAAATGTAAAACTACATAACTTAACTAAAGAAGACCAAAACGAAATTAAACTATTAGCACAACAAAGAATGGTTATTTTCGCAGAACTAAACCAATTAAATAGTACAGGTAAAAATACTATCGTAGCTTTAGGTTTAGATAATGGTATGGAGCTTTCTGCAGGTACTTCAGTTTCTGGAGTAGGTCTTGCAGACAGTGTGGGTTATGACTTTACATTCGAAGCACAAGAACCGAACCCAATGCAATTAGTAGCGGATTATACAACAACTCCGTTCGACAACTCGGCGTTTACAATTAACGCAATACAGACTTCTTAAAACCTTAAATGGTTTTGTTTTCATATTTATTAAGGGGGTGGCAATAGCCGCCCCTTTTTTTTTAACTTAAAATAAAAAAGATGTATAAACTAAAAGAACAATATAAAGGTGTTACAGTAAATAAAACAGGTCGTATGATTATATTAGATAACGTAAGATCTAACGAAGTAGAACTATTAGGAGTAGAACACTTTTTTACAAAGACTAAGAAAAAGACAGTTTCAACAAAAGACAAATAAATTACTTGTTTTTATATTATATAGTATGATAACAGGAGTTTACGGTAGTACAGTAACAGCATATTTAACGTTAGAAGAAAAGAGAATAAATACATCGGTAGATAAAACTGCTATACGTTATTTATTTAAGTTTACTAACGATATGACTAAAGACGTAAAGTATAGTTACGCAGAAAGTTTAACGCATAACGACAGATACGTTAAATGTGAGTTCTTACACAATACTACAGACGACCTATATATGTATAAAATAAACTTCAAGCCGTACGGGTTTTGGAAATACGAAGTTTACGAGGTTAGCTGGACGGGTGCAGTAGCTATAAGTGCAGGTAACGCACCTACCACTGAAAACGACATACTACCAGTAGCTAGTACACACGGAATAGTACAGGGTAAAGTAGAAGAAGGTAAAATATATATACAAGAAACAGCAGGTTCAGAACAAGTAAAATATACAAAACATACAACAACAGAAACTAATTATTTATATACAAATTAAAAACTATGAGTTTAATAGACAATAACAATACTCTTTTAAGAGAACAACTAGGAAAAGGTGCAGGTGTAGTATTTACAACAGCAGCACAAACAACTAAAGACTTTTACGCAATACATTTTGTTACTGAAAGTGTAATAGCTTCTATAACGATGGCTAATTTAACAGGTGAAAGTGCACTACAAACGACTATAGCAGCAGGAACAGTTATATTTGGTAGGTGTACGGCTATTACTTTAACTTCAGGTCTTGCAATAGGATATACTGAAACAGACGGTAAAACAGGCGAATAATGAAACTAGGACTTTCTAATACAGTAAGAAGTCAAGTATCTGAATGGACACCAAATAATTTGACTAATTTATTACATTGGTATAGGTATGATACAGGTATTTCTACATTTTTTGTAGCTGGTGCTAGTAATTATATTGTAACCGAGTGGGCAGACCAAAAAGGTAGTAATCATTTAGTAGATACAGCTACACCATCTAATACAAGTGGTTACAATACTACACATCCAAAACAAGACCAAACTACAAAAGAAGTAGTATTTGACCATGGAGCAGATCAATTAGATTTAACAAGTCATTTATCTTTAGG